GACAGCGCCGAGCAGACCCTAAAGAACGGACTCAAGGATCGGCTCGACTTTCCTGTCAAGGACTCGCTCAAGCGGGAGATCGTCGATCGAATCCGCACGACGACGGCACTTATGAGCTCGGGACGGTTCTTTATCAACCTTGCCGACTGCGAGACGCTCGACGCTGCATTGCAGACAGCAGTCTGGAACGAGAAAAAGCTCGGCCACGACGAGCGCCTCGACAATGGCACAAGCGACATCGACTCCCTCGACAGCTTCGAGTATAGCTTCGAGAAAGACCTCAAGAAATACGCGAGGAGCGTTGCATAATGTTTATCGACAGACTGATTCAGACCATCGGGAGGCTATTCGGAATGTACACACAACGGACGGCGGCGGCTGACTGCCGCAACACGGCGATCTCTGACCGCATGGCGAACGCTATTACAGCATGGTATCGACTGCTCTACGGCGAGGACGTGCACGACGGCTACCCTGTGAGCAAGACCCGCGCCGCGATCTTCATCACGAACTTTGCTGCGACCCTTGCCACGGAGGAGCTCGAGATCAGCACCGGCACAGGAGCGCGGGCAGACTTCGTCAAGCAGCAAGTCGCCCGCTATGTTCTGCCGGAGCTGCACAACAACGTGCAGACGGCGGCAGCGGGCGGCGAGGTCGTGCTCAAGCCGTTTATACACAACGGCCGAATCCTGTGCGACGCCGTCACCGCCGACCGCTTCTACCCGACGCGGATCAACGCCGCGAAAGAGGTCGAAGCCTGCTACTTCACCGACTACGCGACCTACAACGGCCGCGACGTCGTGCGCGTGGAGTTCCACGATATGAGAGCCGACGGCTATTATATCCACAACGAGGCGTACTACGACGAGCGCGGCGCAATGAAGGGCAGCTTCAACTATCACCTCGTCCCGGAGTGGGCAGACCTCGAGGAGGACACGAAGATCGAGGGACTCGACCGCCCGCTGTTCGCTGCGCTTAAAATGCCCATGGCGAACACTGTCGACAACACCTCCCGACTCCCTGTCTCCATGTACGCGAACTCAATGGACGCCTTCGAGGAGCTCGACCGCATCTACACGGAGTTCCTCTACGAGATCCACACCGGCAAGCGCAAGCGGATCGTCACGCCCGACGCGCTCTCCGCCACACTGCCGGGATCGCCGAACTTCCGCCCGGTTCCGTACAAGGATTTGACGACGGATCTTTACCTAGTGCTCGACACCGGCGAGGGCGGCCAGCCTTTCGACGACTACACGCCGGAGATCCGCGTTGAGGCCTATCAAAAGGCAATCGACGTGCAGCTTCGCCTCATCGAGCGGCAATGCGGGTTTGCCGAGGGCACGTTCACCCTCGACGTGCGCACCGGACGCATGACAGCGACACAGGTCACGAGCGACGACCGGGACACCTACTCGACGATCAAGTCGATACAGGATCGCGGGCTCAAGCAGGGACTTGAGGACGTGATCTACATCTACAACGTCTACGCCACCCTCGGCGACCTTGCCCCGGCGGGTGACGTCGAGCCGTCCGTCACGTTCGGCGACTCCGTGTTCGAGGATACCGGGACGGAGTTCGGGCGCCGGAAGCAGCTGGTCGACGGCGGCTACCTCAAGCCGGAGAAGCTGATCTCGTGGTATTTCGGGTGCAGCGACGAGGAAGCGCTCTCTTATATGCCGGACGGTTCCGCTTCGCTCGGGATCGACTTCCCGACGGAGGAGTGATTCTATGTTGACGCCGGAGCAGCTTGCACAGATCGCAGACCACGCGACCGTGCGCAAGTTATACGATCAGCTCCAAGAGGATATAATCGCGGACATGGCTCGCAGGCTGTCGAAGATGGACTTTGCAGGCTATACGACCATGTGGCAGCTCCAAAAGCTCGAGGCAATCAACGCGGAGCGTGACTACATCGTGCAGCGACTCACGGACATCTCCGGCAAAAGCAAAACGGAGATCAAGGCCGTGCTAGAGACAGGCTGTTCCTCCGCGCTCGGCTCGGACGATCAGATCTACCGCCTCGCGGGATATAAGCCGACGCCACTCTCGGAGAATCCCGCCTTGCAAGAGCTCCTCAACGCGGGACTGAAAAAGACGCTCGGCACGTTCCAGAATCTCACACGGACGACCGCCAACACCGCGACGCGGCAGTTCGAGGACGCTCTCGACCGTGCCTATATGCAAGTAACGTCCGGCGGGATCAGCTACCAGCAGGCAATCAAGGGCGCAGTAATCGACCTGTCAAAGCAGGGCGTCGCCGTGATCCAGTACCCGACAGGACATACCGACTACATGGACGTCGCTGTCCGCCGGGCTGTCCTTACCGGCGTAAATCAGACTGCGCTCAAGATCCAAGACGCGCGAGCGGACGAGCTGGGCTGTGACCTCGTCGAGGTAACGGCACACTATGGAGCCCGCCCAACTCACGCGGAGTGGCAGGGGCGCGTATATTCGCGCTCCGGCAAGGACAAAAACTACAAGAATTTCTACGACGCTACCGGCTACGGAACAGGCGACGGTCTCGGCGGGTGGAACTGCCGTCACTCGTTTTTTCCGTTCTTCAAGGGACTGTCCCGGCAGAATTACAG